AAGAATAAAAAAGTATGCTTATACTAAAGAAGAAGTAGATAGGATGATTGCTCATGCAGTTGAAGTAGCAGTTGCTGAAGCAAGAAGAATTGATGAAGAGTCAATGCGTAAGCATAATAGAGACGCAACGGTTATCTCTATGATTCTAGGGTTCACAGCACTCGCACTATTTGTAGATGGTTTGTTAAGATTGTTAGGTATCATTCCACCATTCATGCAGATTGATATTGATGTTCTTGATAAAATTGTTGACAGAGTTGAAGTGGATGTAATAGATAAATTAAAACAAGTACCAATACAAAAACTATTCAATCGATGAACGACGTAACAGTATTCATATACCTTGTATTTTTCGTAGCATTATTCGGTGCTACGTTTGCTTTTATGTTTAAAAGTATGACCGATATTCAAAGGGAAATGAATAGAACACCAAATAAATCTTATGGTGAAGTGATGAAAGCATACACACCTACGAGGATGGTAACTAGAATGACTCATCCAGAATTGGATAGACGTGAGGATTATGATGATGAAACACTGATGCAATCATTAGACGCACGCATACAAGAGATAGAAGAAGAGGATGAGGACGAGGGTGATGGAGACATACCTGCTAAACCTTATGTTGGTTCTGGTATCTGAAATCAACTTTTGATTACCAGATAACCGCAAAAAAAACTCCGACAAAATTTTGACCCCTTTAGTTTTTTTATGAGTGACGTTCAATTTAAAAAGCATCGTGTATTTCGAGAAACCAACGACGTAATTTTTTATGACATATCTGTGGAAGAATCGAACGCTAGTGATCTTGTTGTTCATACTGGGGCAGCTGTATCTCCACCTGATGACTTGGTGGGTGCAAAACAATTCTACATACACACCTGCCAAGATGACTACAACAGAGTTGTGTCGGGAGAGAGGACGTTTGAGTTGGTAAACTTTGAATGGAAGTATCCATATCACATAGTCAGTTTAAATGTACACAGTGGTGCGTTAATAATTCCTAAACAAACATATCATAGATCACAGTCTGGTGAAGAGGGTTCAATAGTAATCAATCAGGCAAAGAGGTATGAAGGATTTGATTCTAAACTAGAATTTATACCAGTATCTGCAGCAGAAGTATCGGAACTATATAAAGTATTACTACATGAAAAACCAGTAATTCACACACTAGGAGAATGACACAAAGTTATCACATTTACTTTCAAGAGAAAGTCCTCTTTAAGAATCTGACAATAGAGGAGTTTACTTTAATATGGGATAAACTATATACTTCTTATTGGAAGGATGACATAACATACTCTATATGTCATGATGAAGTATGTGATCTGGAAGCTTCCTTCTAATGCCTAAGAAAAAGAAACAAGAAGAAAGAAAATACGCAAAAGATCGAATGGAATACTTTCGTGAATTCCATCAAGTGATTGCACCAGTTGTAGTCCTAAAACAATATGATGATGAATGATTTAATTTCTGTGTTTTGCCTTGACTCACACAACACCAGTTACTTTTATAAGAGAGAAGATGGCACATATTACTGGTTGCATAGTCGCAAAGAAAAAGAAGATCTAATTGTAGACGCAGATGGTATACAACTAGATCTTCTAGGTGATCCTATTTTATCTAATGAGTGGGTATTGAAGGAATTATTTTAGTAGCCACCATATCCAGATCCAGAAGAGCCGCTAGAACTTGAACTAGAACTGCTAGAACTAGAGGAGGAGCTAGAAGAAGAACTACTGCTGGAACTCGAAGTGGAGGACGTGCTTGTCGTTGCATCTGTGGTAGATGTGGTAGTTGTACCTGTATTACTTACTGTTGTTGTTCCAGAAGATACACCTGCTGTAGTAGGTCCGAAGTCATATGATGTGACTGCACCTGTAGGAGCTGTTAATAAACCTGTAGAACCAACAGCAGAACCTGCTTGATTAGTAAACCTAGATGTTATACTGAGAGGTGTTTTCTTATTACCTGATGAATCTAGTTCTGAGTGTGCATCATAAGCAACAAGTTCTTCAAACTCATCAATAAATTTATTAAGTATCTGTTGTGTAGGCACTAATATAAAACGTTTTTGTTCATTAATATAAGTCTCATGCTCATAGTTTGACACAGGATAAATTGAATCTACTTCACTTAATGTAGTTCCGTCTGGAAGAGTAGTTCTCCAAGTAGAATTGACTTGTAATCCTGCCTTTATAAAAACAACATCATTATATAATACTTCATTAGTTTCATAGTGATGAACACTATCTGGATCACTATAATTAGTATTCACATAATTTTGTAATTCTGTTTCTGTCTTTGGCCACTGCTCATACACATCTGTTATGTTATTGGTTATCAATACAACCCAATCTAAAAATGGATCATTGAAAAGTGTATCAGCAACGTCAGATGGTTTGGCACTAGGTGGAATCGGAACTCTCTCAAATAATGTTGTGTATCTATCTAGATCTTCTCTAGGTGTAATCCTTCTGAAGATATTTTTAACTAATTGATATTTGTATGACTCATCTTGGTTGACACCTTTGCCAACGTAAACATTAGGTAGAAAATCGAAATATGCCATGTTAGAAACCTGCTATGATATCTTTTTGATTTAGAAGTTTAACTTCTGTGAACTGTATGTTCAAACTAATTGCTGGTACTTGAATCATTGAACCGTTTACACTTTTGAATGATGTATATTGATTATCGGGGGTATAGTTAATATTAATTCCAGAACAAACACAAGCTTGCATTTTATAATGTAATCTTTGAGTCAAAGAAAGATCTGGATCTAAACCATTACTTGTATCTAGGAGCATATCAGGATCCATACGAACATAATCTAAGTCATAGTGATCAGGTATTTCAAAGAATCTTCCTGTAGAATCTCCACCAATAATATCCGCAAGATCATCATTAGCTCCTTGTGTAAATTTGTTTGGGTCTGCAAGGCTGTTACCATCCTCTTGAGATACATCACCTGCTCCCAACCGTTTAAATAATTCAATGTCTCCTCCATCACTCGTAAGTTTGGGGTGAGAACCTACTTTTAGATATTGAAGTATATTTCTAATCTCTCTTGCTTCTCTATAGTTTCTTGCCAGCATTTTAAAACTGAAGCTATGGTTTCTAAAGTTCATTTGACTAAAGAGTTGTTCAGTATATGGGTTGAAAACTTTTCCTGTACTTAAACCCTGTAAAGCATTTGCATCTAAGTTACCTTGAACACCAAAGAATCCAGATATAGCATTAGCACCTTGAGAAAGAGCACTTGCCATAAACTCTGGTCTAATTGCACTTGCTGCATTTCTAACAGCCATAGCTAAATCATCTGAAGTTGCTCCAGAATTTAGTGCGTCAAGAGCAGCTACTCCACCAACACCTAAATTAACCTGACGATATACTGGTTGATACTGAGCATTAATTCCTCCTGGTATTGATAGGTAAACAGTGGATCTATGTTGAGTCTTTACTGCGTTTGAATTGGGAATATAATCATTATTTGCTCCATAATATTTTCCATCTTTATAAGTTGTTCTTTGACGACGAATCTTTAAATAATCAGTCAATCCAGTAGCACCCGTGGCATCATCTCCTAGGAAGTTCTCCCTAGAAGATACAGGAGGCTTGAAAGGATACCTCATGGTGAGATTATAAAGACTGTTGTCTGAAAATGTTGACAAGGGTAAAGTGCCTAAATATTATGGGATCTTTATGTATTTATGCGATATCAAGGGAAATATCGACCTAACTTTCCAAGAAAGTACAAAGGTGACGCATCCAACGTCGTTTATAGGTCATCTTGGGAATATAAATTCATGAAATGGTGTGATTATACCCCTTCTATAGAAGAGTGGGGCAGTGAAGAGATTATAATCCCTTATGTTTCTCCTGTTGATGGTAGAAGACATAGATACTTTCCAGATTTTTACGTTAAAATCCAGAACAGGAAGTATTTAGTTGAGGTTAAACCTTTAAAACAAACAAAGGAACCTAAAACACAAAAAAGGATCACGAAACGTTATGTTAATGAGGTTGTTACATGGAGTGTCAACCAAGCAAAGTGGAAAGCAGCAACCGAGTTCTGCAAAGACAACAACTGGGAATTTAAATTAATCACAGAGAAGGAGTTGAAAATCTAATGGCATTTTTAGGACCATTATTTGCAGGAATTACTGGTGCAGTTAATACAATAGTAGCAGGAAGTAATCCTGGTGGTGGTAGTGGACTTCAAAACAAGGAAGAAGCTGCATATCCTTCTTACCAAGAATTTCTTGCGTTTAGTAAGCAGTATGATCAATCACCGAGTTTAGGTAACTTATTTTCGGTTCATTTTGCAGCACCAAGAATTTTACAAAACAATCTCACTATACAGGGAGGAAGTAAAACTACGAGATTGGATCCTGGTGTAGGTAACATGAGAAATTTATTAAATTTATATTGTCAATCAGTTAACCTACCTAGTAAACAAGTAACAACTGGAGCAGTTCAAAACGTTGGTACTGCTGTTAAATATGCAACTTCTGCAGCATATAGTCAGTTGAATATGACCTTCATCATGCCTAAATCTCAACAGACTCGTATATTCTTTGAGAGATGGGTATCTAGAATGGCTCCTGATGCAAATCAATATACAGAATTTTATGATAATTATATTTGTCCTTCCTTGAGAATTTACAAATGGGAGAGAGGTGGAGGTGAATATGTTAATACAGATGCAAAGATGCTAGGTTTTATCAATAAAAACACAGGAGATCCAATATATAATTTTAAAAAACATAAAGTGACAGCGATGTATGAGATTCGTAATTTATTTCCATATAATATAGGGTCTATTCAATTAAACAATGACACTTCAAGAGTAACTACTCTGACTGTTGGATTTTTATATGAAAGATACCGTGTTGCTGTTGAAGATGACTTCACTGATGATGGAAGATACAAACACAGAGTAAATACTTCACAGAGTGTTGAGTTCTTACCTCAGTTGGTTAACAATTCAGTAGGAGACTTCTAAAACGAAATTCAACTTTTATTTCCCAGAAAACCGCAAAAAAAAGTCCGACAAAAAAATGACCCCTAGGGTTTTTGGCTAAATAAAGTTACTGAATTGAATAATAATTTCATGGCATTACCAAAACTGAATGTACCCAAGTACAAAATTAAGTTGCCTTCTGATGGAAGAACTGTAAATTACAGACCTTTCTTGGTAAAAGAAGAAAAACTTCTACTACTAGCAACTGAATCTGGAGAACAGTCAGAACTAATTACAGCAGTCACAGACATTATTACAGCATGTACTGATATTAAAGATGTTGATAAACTACCAACATTTGATATAGAATACGTTTTTCTACAGATTAGAACTAAATCTGTTGGTGAAACTATTAAACTATCAGTAATTTGCCCTGATGATGGAGAAACTCCTGTCGAAGTCGAAATTCCTTTGGATCAAATCAAAGTCTCTAAAACTAGAGGACATAAGAAGGATATGAAGATTTCTGATGAAGTGACTATTACTATGGGATATCCAAAACTGGATACTTTTATCCAAATGAACTTTACTGGTGAAGAAGCTGGTATGGAACAGGTTTTTGATATGGCAGCAACTTGTCTCGAAACAATCTCTGATACTGAACAAGTATATGATTGTGCAGATACACCTAAAAAAGAGATTCTTGAATTTTTTGATTCAATGGACACTAAACAGTTCACTATGATTCAAAAGTTTTTTGAAACTATGCCTAAACTGTCTCATACCGTTACAGTTACTAATCCTAATACAAGTGTTGAAAGTGAAGTAGTTCTGGAAGGATTAGCGTCTTTTTTCGCATAGCACTCCTTCATCAAGACCTAAAAGGCTATTATGAAAGCAATTTTGCTTTAATTCATCATCATAAATGGGATATGCAATATATTGACAATCTCATGCCTTGGGAAAAGGAGTTGTATGTTAACATGTTGGTCAATTTCCTAAAAGAGGAAGAAAAACGAATGAAGGAGCAACAAGCACAATAGTAAATGGCTAAGTTACAAGTCTACAAGTTTGTTAATCCTGGTGCAGGTAAATCAACTGCTCCAGAAATTGCTGCAGCCAGACAATCGTTGCTTTCTTCAAATAGATTAGGAATAGCTATAACTGGTATAGGTACTCAGGTTGTAGATATAAACAAAATTACAAATTTAAGAGTAAAGGCAGCTGATAGAGCTGAAATAGC